TCGCGAGGGCTTCCACCCCGCGTGATTCGATTACGTCATACACGATACCCACGCGACCCTTCCCGAGTGGGACAAGGTCACCAAGATGAGCGTACTTAATCGGAACCAATTCAAAGTCTGGAACTAGGTCAATCGTAGGCACGTTGTATGATGCCCGCACTGCAAGAACCTCGTCTGTGAGGTTCACCAAGATGTCGTCGTGTGTCCACGCTGTGATTGTGTTCATTGTGCTGCCTTTCGGTTTAGGTTGAGCGTTGAGCCATTCAGCCCAACACCGAGAAGATTACAGGATAGCCAGCCGAATGTCAAACACTGAGCGTAAAACCTCGGTATGTCGGCTCACATCAAGCGTCACCCGTCACATCACGCAACGGCTGCACGCCTCGTCGCGTATCACGCCTCGTCGCGCCTGTATCACCCGCTGTATGCCCGCACTTGCACGCTATTCCTACACGCGGGATTGGAATCGCTACGGATGGGCTGGTGATCGCGCACACCTGTCTTTTCTTGATAACAGAGCGAAGCTCTGTTTGATAAAGAGGGTCGACCAAATTGGACGGCAAACTTATCGAAAGGATTTACCAATGAGAACAGTTGAAACCAAGACACTGACAGCCGTTGTTAAGAATGGCGTCGTTCACATCAGCAAGCCAAATGACAAGCGTATCTTCGCCAAGGTACGCATCACCACCAACACAGCCAAATCTTCGAAGAAGATTGAAGCAATTATGGCAGCCTTCAAAGCATACCCGAACTTCACCTCAGTTCTGGATGAAATCCAGAAGGTTGAACCAAACGCTTACCTAACACTGAAGGGAGGTCGCGCATAATGCGATGCCAATACTGCGACGGAACAATCGACATCATTTACTCAGGCATAGATGCCTTCGTGTTAGGAGTGGAAGTCGAGAAGACTTGCTACCCCTGCGCTGACATACGCAATCGCTTGAAAGGAAGTGAAGCATAATGACCGATTACCTACTACCAACAGATTGGATTGCTATCGGCTGCCTACTTACAGCCATTGCAATCGCCTTCGCAGGGCTCGTATACAGCGAGCTCGCGTCAAAGATAGCAGACCGAAGGTCTGCATTAGAAGAGGAACACTGGGCAACAACGATTAGAGAGGAACGATAATGAGTACAAAGCACCTTAATACTTGGACGATTCACTTCGACTGGCAGGAGGATGAGTCATCCCCTACTGGCGGGATGTACTACTTCACCGCAGCAAGGCGAGGCGAAGACCTATTCACAGTACAGCACCACAATCTAAGCACCGCTTGGGTAGATACCCTCGGTGAACTACAAGCACGAAAGGAAGTATGACAATGGGAGCACGCATCAACTTCGTATTCAAAGCATACGAACAGTACGGCGCAAAGGCGCACGTCACCCTCTACTCACACTGGGGAGAGGGGACGTGGCGTGAGGACTTAGCATTGGCTCTACTCAAGGCAAGACCACGCTGGGAAGACCCATCCTATGCAATACGAATAGTTGTTTCACAACTAATCGGTAACGATTGGGATAAAGAGACAGGCTATGGCTTGTTCACAAGCGTAGACGGCGAGGACTTGGGTGACTTCACTGTTGTCCTTGATTTTTCAAATCAAACCATCAACGATACAGGCAACGAACATTCGTTCGATGCATTCATTGAATACCAACAAGAGATAAGGGAGTACCACAATGCCTAACTGGGTCTATAACTCACTCGTAATTGAGGGTGATGCAGATGTACTTGCACGGATCGCGCAACAACTAGCAACACCTTGGCAAACACAACACCTTGATTGGAAAACCAACACAATCAAGAGTGAAATGGTTGAACAACCATTGTCCTACTACAACATCATCAAGCCCACCAACCTTGATGAGTACTACGACAAGCCGAACGGCACGCAAGACCACCCCGACCACTGGTATCAGTGGAACTGTCGCAACTGGGGTGCAAAATGGGATGCGTCTAGTGCCGAGCGACACGAGACAGAGGATGGTTCATTGTGCTACACATTCGAATCACCTTGGGGTATCCCGAATCAAGCAATGCTCACGCTATCCCAGCAGTACCCAACCGTAACACTCGAGCTCGAGTACGAGGAAGAGACTGGCTGGGGTGGATGCATTGTCTATACCAATGGCAATGAGGAAACAAGCGAAGAGTACGACAACAAGTGCCGAGACTGTAGCGCACTGAATACAGTGGATTGCTGCGAAGAATGCGGCAATGAACTGTGCTCAAAGTGCAACAACATAAGCGAGGCAGACAAGGATGCACTTGGCAAGTGCGAAGAACACAAGCACCTACTAGAGGAGGTAAAGAATGCCTAGTTACAGAGTACGAGCAAGCAAGACAATCTACCTAAGCACAATCATAGAAGCGGACGATCTCGAGCACGCCGAGCACATAGCACATCACGAACTAATCGTTGATGACTTCACCGAATCGGTGAGCGTAGCGTTTAACCTCGACAGTGTAACCGAGTTCAGAAAGGCAAACTAATGGCAGAGCAGGGCTTAATACTATGGGAGCACAACCCCGCAAGAAGTTTCATCGCGGATTTAACGAGCGATGAAATCGAACTACTCAACGCAGACATACAAGATGCCATCGACGGAGTGATGGAAGATTGGAGCAACAAATAATGGGACACAACACAGCGCTAGACCTAGCCGAGAATGTCGTAGACATTCGGCAGTCAATCACTATCCAACTACGCAACAACCACTATCCACCTGTACCACTGAGTATGGTCGAGCCTTGCATCGAGGCTATCTATGCGGTATCGGATGGCGATACTCACAAGAGCATCCAACTACCAGAGGGTGTGTATTGGAGGGGGTATCCAACTGCCCCTGCCTATGCCATAGTCGAGGGTCATCACCTCGGTCCTTGGTGTGACTACGACGATCGCAACTGTGATGACATCTAGTACATACGCATTCTTTATAGCATAGAGAATCTATGCTTTGAATAACCAGACCGAAACAGTGGCAGTTTAGGGGGAGTCCTAGCCAAATGTCGTAAGTAAGAACCCCTTCTACCCAACCAACCAAACCGAAAGGAGATAGCAATGCAAGCAACACTGAAGCGAAGCAAAGACCGCAAGGTTACCAACCTAGTCACACCGAATGGCAAGCAACCAGCAATCGCTAATGCGTTCGGCTTACCAGCAGGCAGGGCATACTCTTGCCCCGAAGCAACAAGCATCTGTGAAAAGGTGTGCTATGCAGGCAAGCTCGAGAAGGTATACAAGGGAGTGCGAGAAGTCCTCGTTCATAACTGGGAACTACTGAAGGATGCAGACATAGACACAATGGTTGACCTACTTGATGAGATGATCCTTGATTTCATCAAGGACTGTGACCGTCGCAATGCACCGAAGTTATTCCGCATCCACTGGGACGGTGACTTCTTCAATCAAACCTATGAGTATGCGTGGCAGAAGGTAGTGATGATGCACCCAGACGTACAGTTCTGGTGCTACACACGTGTCAAGTCTGCTGCTTATTCCTTATCAGGTATCGACAACCTATCGCTGTACTACAGCACAGATGATGAGAACAAACACATCGGCGAACAAGTTCGCAATGAAACAGATACGAAACTAGCGTACCTATCCACCACATTCCAAGATGCGGAGGATGAAATGGTGCGTATCACTGGCAAGGTAGGTGCTAAATGTCCAGCACTTACCAAGCAAATCCCACTCATCTCAACGAGTGGCTCAGCCTGTGTCAGCTGCGGGCTCTGTGTCTACGGCAAAGCCGACATCCGATTCAGTTCAACCAAGAAATGAGGAACAAATGAACGCATCATTCCGTATCGAGCAGGTTAATTTCCTGCTCACTCAGTACCGACAAGCAACGCACCGTCCAGGCATGCTCGATCTTGCTATCTGGCAAACGCTTGAGACTTACTACACACAGCCAGATGACTGGAACATAGTGCTTACCTCCACAAAGGAGGAGGCGTTCGAGTACATGGTCAAGGACAACTGGACTGTGTACATGGGTGAGCATTTCTTTGGGCTCGACTATGAAGAGATCGACAATAAGGTTCTTGACTACCTCAAGAACAACCAACTAGTAACCGAAATAGAGGAGGCATAACATGACAACAGCATACGAAGGACCAGTAGTAACGCCAGACCAGCAACAAATTGTGTACCTAAAAGAACGCATCGACGCACTAAAGGCTGACCTAACAAGTGCTCGCTCAATGATCGACGAGCACCGCCGTAAGGTAAATAAGTTATTCACCAAGGTGAATGACTACATCGATGAGAATGATTGCGAAGAAGACGGAGACATCAGCCTGTCAGAACTAGATGACATACTTAATACCGTCTTCGACAATCGCCTTGTCTTCGACAAGCTCTTCGAAGTACAGATCACATACACACTGGATGCTACGTTCGAGATCCGTGCTAAGAATGAAGACGAAGCGAGAGAGATAGCCGACGAGATTGGTATCTGTACTGATCCAGTCTTCGACTATGAAGATGACCCAACCGAATGCGCGATTAACGAATCACGTGTCGGATACCTACAACGAAAGGTGGACTAATGACAATAAGCAGAGGAGATGTCTGCGCTAACGGCGCAGTCGTCGTCGATTACAAGCGGTCGTGGGATGAATCAGGATACATAGTCCTGTGCCTATGGCTGAATGACACACAGTCCGTACCACATACCCGAACAGCCGACCCGTACGTAACGTGGTTCGCTCGACGTGAAGACGGAGAAATCCGTTGCTTTACTGGACACTACCACGACCAGCTCAAGGACGCGGTAGTTGACTTCGCCAGCCGTATATGAGACACTAATCCCACAACCAACCCAACACGAAAGGAAGTACCATGAACAAAACAATCAGTAACCCACGCAGTATCCGTAGACAGAATGATGCATTCAAGATCGTAGGCGAGGAGGTGACTGCCACCTCAGCCAGAGATGCAGCCACACAAGCTGGACTTGATTGGCAAGTGTCATTGTCCGATGTTCACACCAATACCCTGACACCAAATGGTGTCAACACATTAGAAGTACCTAACACATTCGCCTCTGTCCGTACCAATAAGGATGGATCACAGGCTGTACTAGGTACAGTAGGTGGTCGATACAAGGTATTCCAGAATGACGAGATGTTCTCTGGTCTAGATGCACTGGTCGACAGTGGCGATGCACGATATGCATTCGCTGGTGAAGTCAAAGGTGGAGCACAGGTATACATGGTGCTCGAGCTACCCAATGGTGTGAAGATTGGCAACGATGAGCATGCTTGCTACCTCGTAGCCCGTACCTCACATGATGGTTCGACTGCACTACAGATTGCACCATCCATCCAACGATTACGATGCACCAATCAGATCAATGGAATCTTTAGTAAGTCTGCGACTTACAATCTCAAGCACACAACCAACGCTGAGTTCAAGATTGAGGATATCAAACGCATCATCCCTGTAACTTACACTGGTATCGAGATGTACGAGACGATAGGTAACAAACTTATCAACATCGAACTCACTGATACAGAGGTGGATAACATCTTCAAGAAGATGTGGTCACTACCTAGCATCATCGAACAGACACCATTCGGAATGCTCACGACAGGACAGAAGCGACAGTACAACTCAGCTATGACTGCACGTTACAAAGCCAAGGACATCTACAAGGGTGAGACTGGTACTCAAGAAGAACTGTACGGCACAGCGTATGGTGTATTCCAATCAGTGGTTGAGTACGCTGACCACTTCAGTCACAAGAGTGAGGCAACTCGTGCCGAACGAATCATCACTGGCTCAGCTGATCGCATCAAGAGCAAGGCTCTCGACCTCCTAATGAAAGGATAAGTATGACCGACAACCCGCTACAGAAACACGTCGATGCTATCGACAACCCACAAGAATACGTACAGCCCAACATCTCAGTAGATGAAGGGCAGTACCTTCTTAAGGCACTGGACTACCTTGCTATACGAGCAGAAGAGTATGTCGAACGTCCTATCCACGATGAACTCGAGGAGAAGATGACCGACATAATTTTGGAGGCTCCAGATGGGCAAGCTTAAAGATAAAGACACGCTGCTAGTACGCCCTGATTCACTCCGCATCCAACAGGTTGCGGGGTGGTCATGGTACTGTACACACCACGATACCTATGGTATCGGTGACGATGAGGAAGAAGTTCTCTATATGGCTGGTGCTCACATGCATTACTTCCGCATCTCTGATGACTGCGAGATCGCAGTGAAGGAACACCTACCCAGACAGGAGGAATGATGTTACAAGAATCATGGAACGCACTGTTCTGCCCTTACTGCAATGCAGTAGTAGAGGGCAGGTCAGAGAGCGAAGCGCGTGAAGCTATGGTTGTACACCAAAAGTATGTGCAATGTATTAAGGGATACTAATGGCTAAGCCAAGACCAACCGAGATTAGGTTGGTAGCAAAGCTATTAGACCCAGACAATGCAAGCGAGGGGCAGGCAGAAGACCTAGCGTTAGAGATTATCGAAGCGCTAGATTCTGCTCGCCTCAAGCGTGAGTCATACGCAGTGGTAGCTAAGCTTGCGGACTGGGCTCCACTCCAAGCATGGGGTGACTTCAGTACCAAGCTACAAGCTGAAAAATTTTTAGGTAATCTTTCAGCTGCTGATGGCACAGGCAAGGGTGCTGTAACGAAGTTAGAAGATCCAGACAACTACAAGAAGAGGATGGGTGAGTAATGTTTTTCAATGGCTTCACATTACTAATGATGATATTCGCTGGTGGTAGTGCTTACTTGGTTGGTAATCACTATGGATACAGGCGAGGCGAGGTTGCTATGTATAGGAAGTGTCGCAGTGCTGATGCAGCACGACGAGAATTCCTTAGCAACCTTGGTTAGGTTGGGTAAATAAAGAAAGGCGGGGGATTATTCCCCCGCCTTTTCTTCTTTCTCAAGAAGCTCTGCTCGCAACTGATTAACCCAATACAAGCGATAGAACTCAGCATCAAACGAGAATCGTTTCATGTGTTTAACTACCGCGCCTGTGTGCGCGTGTAGTGGTATGCCAGCTTCCTTCATCATCATGAAGAAGCGGATGTCTTCACCAATAAACTTATCGTCATCACCATCACTGGTCTCCATAAAGAATGAGCGATTGCCATGATGCTCACGCATCTTCTTAGCCACTGATCTGTGCATGAGGAACAAGCCGTACCCTGCGTAATCAACCTTGATTACCTTATCGAATTCCAATGGGTGTACATACTGCATGGTGTATGGGTCACCCTCTTTAGCATTGAACAGCGCAGGGAATGGCTGCATCAGAGCTTGTTCATTCTCCTTCGAGATGAAGTAAGTACCAGCTACAGCTGGACGCAGTGCAATGTTAGCTGTGTCCCATACCTTGGTGATGGCATCGTGGTTCAACACGATGTCGCTATCAACCCACAAGATCCATTCGATATCTGTCTGGTCATACCAGTATTCAAATACTGTCTGTCGTTGACGCCCGATCTGGTTACCTTGTACGCGTGTAGCTGATGCAATGGGCAAGTGTCCGCCAATAACTGTATAGATAAGACCCTCTGTAAACTTACCGTCAACAGTACCGTTGTCGCACCAAGCTAATAAGATTCTACCCTTGTCCGCCATGATTGCCTCCCCATCCTCCGCCTTTGAAATGGATAGCTGGCGGTGTGAATACTTTACTAAGTGTTACATCGCATGTCTTGCACTTAGGGAAAGGATCATCAGTGATGACCATCTCTACTACTGTGTCGCAGTTAGCGCACTTGAAATCAAAGCGTGGCATAGCCCTCCTAGTATGGTGTGTATCCGCCAAGAGTTTCTACGATATCTCGTAACCCCTTAGCAATTAGTTGTTCGACTCGCTGCGGTGAGATGTCCCAAGCTTCAGCGATCTCAGCTAGTGGCATGTCATTAGTAAACCGAGATGTAAGAATGCCTTGCATTCTCATGTCTAGTTTCTTCATAGCCTTATCTACATCCGACATCATGGCTGCCAAGTTATTACCTTCATTGGCTAGCTTCTTAGCCTTGACACCATGTACATCTGGATCTAGTACTTGGTTGGTAAGGTATGCCTCGCCACTACCAAGCACCTTGATAAGTCCTTCAATTAACTCGAGGCGGTAGAAGTACTCATCTCCTAGCTCGTAGCCCAAGGCACGAGCCTTCTCCTTGCGTGCGTAGCGTTCGCCTGCACGCCTGATGAATGTACTGAATGCTTTGTATCCCTGCTTCTTCTCGACAGGATCTTCACGAATGAGGTAGTCCTCTACCTTATCCTTACGTTTCCAAGCGTACTCATTCATAGCTTGACGTATGTCATCACGCTCTACGAATCGGTGGTACTTCTTGGATATACCGTAGGCTATATAGCTGGTGATGTCATTGATCTCTGACCAGACGGGATGTTCTTTATTTAGGTCAACCATTGGCTGTCAACAGATATCTATGAGCAGCAAGTACTAGGTCAGGGTCATCATTAAATAAACCTAGTGCTCGGTTGTGATTGGAACATAGCAGCCCACGTACGCGCTGCGTATCGTGGCAGTGGTCGATACTCAAAGCCCTAGCACCGTCAGTCTTGCCACAGATCCAGCACCCACCGCCTTGCTCTTCGAGCATGCGGTTGTAGTCCTCTTCCGTAATACCATAGGCGCGTATGCGCGATCGACGTTGCTCTTCATATGTCTTAGTTCTTTTGCGTGGCATACTTAGCCCACACTCCACGCTCTACTAGCAATGCAATGATTGCGTAGTTGGCTAAGTCAACGAAGCTATCTTCAAGTGCTTCATTGCTTGGCTCGACAGAGTTGTAGATGAGGTTCTTAAGTCGCTCTAACTTATCTGACATACGAACCATGAGTCCATTGGTTGCACCGCCAGGTGCATTCCAGATGTTGAAAGGACCATAGTCTGCCTGCTTCTTGACTAAGATCGCTAGCAGCTCGTCGTATATTTTTTGCGCGTCTTCCTCAAATTCGAGGAGATGTCTTTCGTTCGTCGCCAAGGAGCACCCTTTTCTAATCAAGTGCATTGACTAGGTCAGTCAATGCTTGCGCTCCAGTGGTACAAATTATACTATTAATATCTGAGTTTGGCGGTAACGACACGCGGACAGCGTGAGGTATAGCATCCTGTAATCGACGAGCTAACTCTTGCCCTGGGTTACTGCCATCTTCCTTAGCGTCATTGTCTGTGGCAATGACAACCCTACCTATACCATCAAAACAACGACTAAAGTGAGGCTTCCAAGCGTTAACACCAGCAACGGCAACAGCGGGGTGTCCAGCAAGAGTTGCAGTAATCGCATCGATCTCTCCTTCTACTATGAGTACTTGGTTGACAGCGTGGATGATTGCATCCACGTTATATAGGTGATGCTTCTGTCCCGTTGGGATCATGTACTTAGGTTCCCCGTCGTCGATGCGACGAAACTTAAACCCGACCACGCCTGACTGCGTTAGGTAAGGTATGGATAGGTGGTGTTTGATTCTATCCTCATGCCCTGCTGCCACCTCAGCTACATAGCCAAGGCGAAATCTTTCGGCTCCATCAAGGATGCCACGTTGTGCCAAGTACTCCTCAGCTGGTGAGCCAGCCAACGATTCGTGGTACTGGTGGGAAGCACGTGTCCATAACTCCATAAGCTTTGGGTTAGTAATCATGGCTTCTCCTGCTTCTGTACTATGAAAGGTTGCTGAGTATATATATCATTCTTCACCGCTGTCTGCATTGCTTGACGCCATGTTGCCCCTGCTTGCAGCGCACCGATAGCGTAAGCAGAACCAGAACCAATGCCATAGATACCGTCGTCACGCATGTACGCTGCATATGAATCGTCTATTTGATAGATGACGCCATGTATAGCTACAAGGAATTGGAAGCCATCGTCTTGGTCTTCCTTGTCCTGCACATAGCCTGCTTCTTTAAGACACTGGCGCATGCTAGGTACAACTTCTTGCACTATAAAACCAAATAGATCCTTGCGATTGGGAACCGCTGGCGGTTTCCATAAGTGTTGAATGGTATCACATGGCATCACAGAACCAGCGCCAGCAACTAAGAATTTGCCTCGCTTGGTTATCTTGGTGACGGCTGAATGTGTGAATGGTCGACCGCCATCAGCGGTCGTACGTGAGTCAGCTGCAATGAGGCAGCCGTTGTCTTCTTGTATGCCAATGATCGTTGTCACTTGCGTAACCTCGGTGGTGTCCAACGACCACTGTTCTTTCTGACTGCGCGTCCTCGTCCAGCAGTTTGTAACTGCTGCTCCTTACCAATGTTCTTCTCTGCCCATGAACGAGCCTCTGGGTATGTCAGATGCTCACGTGCCATGATGATCTGTATACCAGCACCACCTGCATTGCATGCATAACATACCCAGACGCCCTTCTCTGAGTTTACTGAAGCAGACTTACGTGAATCATCGTGTACAGGACAGAGGATAGACTTCTCACCTTGCGGGAAATCCAATCCATAATGATTAAAGACTGCTTCGAGAAACTCAGGTTGATTCATTTGTTAATACCAGTTCCTTTCCTGGTGAAACCTGTACGCTCCACACCAAGTATCGTATCGGTGAAGCACATACTTGTGTGCTTCTTGCACTTGCTTGAATATGTCCCAGTGAGGCTTGCCCCACATGAGTTGCCATACTCCACGAGCTCCAGAACTTTTGTTCACCGAGTCTATATTGTATCGGCTTTCCTTGTATGCAATCTTCTTTGCACACTTAGCCTCCGACTTATCTTTTGTCACAGTTCCAATCGCATATTCTACACGCTCTTCCTTATCCATGAGTTGAAACTTCTGTTGAAACTTCTGACTCGCGTTTAAGTTCGGGGCAATAGCCTGCGCTGGGGTTGCCATTACTAATAGCAACACTGCTACGGTTAACTTCAACCGCATAGTTACCTCTTTTCAGTTGTAACCTGCCTGTTTTAGCAGATCTGCCCAGAGTGCTGCCGTCATTACAACGTAAGCCTCTGAGACATTCGAAGTGCCACGCTTCTTGATGAATACTGCACCAGTGGTTGCTTTGGCGTTAGCCATCTCAACCTCTAGCTCCCGCAGATACTGCGGAATCCTTAGTTTCTTCTCGTTCTTGCATTCAATGACAACGCCATTGATACCCCTGATATCACCGACATCATCTTTTCTACCAGCACCATATGCACGCTCAGCATACACGAAACCCTTTTCGTTTAGCCACTCTTTGGTATCACGTTCCCATTGGGAACCCTTGCGCTTTTGTGGTGTGCTCATGTTAAACCTTTCACGAACTCAGTAGCAGTCAATGGTATGAAGGTTATGTTCCTGCTCTTGCGAATACGTTTGCGTTCGTTGGGTGTTGTCCCACCCCATATACCTTGATCCTCATGGACTAACGCCCACTCTAAACATTTAAATAATTCTGGACACTGCTGACATAACTTAATTGCAATCATGTTCTCTGTATCCAACGTCTTGGTGATTGGATAGTAAGGCTCAGTTCCTATTCCTGCACAAGTTGCATTTTCAAAATGCGGGTACTTCATGTCGGTACTCCTCAATAGGATTAAGTTTGTTGCCGTCTATCACTAGACGCATGCCGTAACCGTAGTCACGTAAGTAATGCCTGTCAATAAAATCTTGGCGAGATATCCAGCCAACTATAAAAAACTTACCACCATCATGTGGTAACTGTTTGTCTCCGACAAACTTAACTAGTACTGCAATGCTTGCACTAAAGTCTTCGATCTTGTTAAAGATTAAGCTATCTAGGGTCGAGGTCTTGACCGCGATTCTGTTTCCCAAAGATGAAACGAGGTCATAACCGACATCGCCACCAGCTGTAACCGAATCATCGGTCGGAATCTGTAAGGTCTTAGCGACCACCACCTCACCAAGCCGACCCATAAGATTAACGGAGTAAGAAGAATTGTTGCGATCAAATTTTTTATCCACCACATCATGCTGTCTCTTCTTCTCCCTTACCCTATATACGAATCGTAATGATTCGATTAGCTCATCTTCAGTGAGTGTTACTTCTATTGCCATTGGCGCAGTGTCCTTGCTCTATGCAAGTCTGCAGCGGTATTATACAAAGTCATATGGCTTGGCTCTACTGCCAAGCTAATAAATTCTTCTGCCGTTGGGTCAGCCTTAGCGTGACGATTCTTCACAACAGCTATTCGGTATGTGTTACTACTGCTATCCATTGCAACTGTAAGAGCTAACTCTGGTAGTGCAGCAGGCTTACCCATCAGTGCCTTACGTGGCGGTGGGAAGTTAGGCGTAGACATCTTCTCGTTTTCGCTGACGTGGTGCAATACAATAAACGCTGACTCATATTCACGAGCCATGTAATGGAACGCAGACATCGCATCACGTATGGCTGTCCATTCATTGTCGCTGGTAGTAGCGACGTTCATTAAGTTATCAACGAAGACTGCTGTCGGAGCACAACCATACAGTTCTGCATAAGCTTCAATCTCTTCTTCAATATCTTGAAGAGATGGTGACGGATCAAATGAGAATCTAATATGGTTGGCTCCTTCAGCAAGAGCATCTTCTAGAAGCACACTTGCTTCTGAATCCATCATCCGTTCTACTTCTGTCACTGGTTTGTTCATCGTAATAGCACCAGCTCGCAGTGCCATGGTACGTGAGTCAGAGTCAGCAGAGAAATAGAGTGATGGTATCTTTGAGTTAACTGCATACCACAGTGCAAGCATTGTCTTACCACCGCCAGGTTGTGCAGCAATCAGGTGCAATTGCGCCTGACGAAACCGCACACCAGCAGCCGTAAGTTGAGGCATAATCTCAGCTAGTGCATGACCAGCAGGAGACTCGACTCCAACAACTTGCAACAGGGAACGCATTACTTAGTCCAGATTGTTTCGGCTTCTACCGCACCAGGTTGAAACGGCTTCGGTCCCTTGGCTGGGTCGAACCAACCAACGTAAGCCTTACCTGCTTTGCTAGTACCTTTCTTCTTGGCATACTTACCACGTCCGTCTGGTAACGCTGGTGCATCTGGATGTCCATATGTCCATTCATTACCATAGCGATCCATCATAACTTCGATAGCTGCTACCTGTGCAGGTGCAGCTGGTGTTTCAGATATTACTTTTGCACCAGGAAATGCATCGGTAATGATGTCGGTTGCACCTAATTGTGGTGATGGATGTGCAGGTGTTGTTGCTCCTCCACCTTGTAGTGCTTTGATGAATCCAACAGCTGACTTTGCAGCTGCTACATTCTCTACGAACTCGTCGTAGTTATTGCCTCGAACTGTGAACAGGTCACCGTTAACCTTAATGGTTACGGAGTATGTTGCTTCGTTCATTTGTTTTCCTTTCGGTTGATTGTGTTTAGCGGTATAAACCCAGTCTGTCCCATCGCAGGACATTTGTCAACAAAAGAGCAC